ACCCCAAACTCTGAATTTGAGTTTATTATAGAAGGTGAACGACTCTATTGTATGAAATCAAATGATATAGCTTTAACGCATGAATACCAAGGAAACGAAAAAGAAAATAATCCAAGCTGGGCAGCGAGCCATTGAAGAACTAATTAAAGTAGCAAAAGAAAAGATTGTAGACTCAGACGACGACGTAAGCGCTGACAGATTAAAAAATGCTGCTGCTACTAAGAAATTAGCTATCATGGATGCTTTTGAAATATTAAATAAGATTCAAACAGAAGAAGATTTATTAAATCAAAAACCAAAAGAAGTTAAAGAAGAAAAAACTTTTAGAGGTTTTGCGGAAGGAAGAAGTAAATGAGTTACGAGCAAACTCTTTGGAAAGAGGTTAAGGATTTAATTAATCCTAAGATATTAAAGAAACAAAATCGTTTCAAAAAATGGGAGTATGGTTACAACTCTGATTATGATTTTATAGTAATAAGCAAAACTGGACAAATTGGACAAGTTATTGAAATACAGAATCTCAGGATTGCTTTACCAGCAACAAATGAACCGTTTAAACGAAGCGAAAAAAAAGAGGATCAGTATTGGCACAAAGCCGAATATCCAAAAGAATTAAGCAAAATTAAATCTAGGTTTGACTGGGAAGATTATGACACTGAATTTAAAGAAAAGTGGTATGATTACATTGATAAAGAATTTACTAGAAGAGAAGAAGGATTTTGGTTTTATAACAATGGTGCTCCTACTTACATTACTGGCACTCATTACATGTACTTGCAATGGTCAAAAATTGACGTTGGAGCACCTGACTATAGAGAAGCAAATAGATTATTCTATATATTTTGGGAAGCATGTAAAGCAGATACGAGATGTTACGGTATGTGCTATCTTAAAAACAGAAGATCTGGATTTTCATTCATGTCTTCGGCAGAACTCGTTAACCAAGCAACAATATCGTCAGATGCAAGATTTGGTATATTATCTAAATCAGGATCTGATGCTAAGAAAATGTTTACAGACAAAGTGGTTCCAATATCTGTCAATTATCCATTTTTCTTCAAACCGATTCAAGACGGTATGGATCGTCCCAAGACAGAGCTAGCTTATAGAGTACCAGCTAGCAAACTTACAAGGCGTAAAATAGATGACAAAATTAAATTAAAAGAACTTCATGGTCTTGATACAACTATAGATTGGAAAAATACTGGTGACAACTCTTATGACGGTGAAAAGCTAAAACTATTAGCTCATGATGAAAGTGGTAAATGGGAAAGGCCTGACAATATATTAAACAACTGGAGAGTAACAAAAACTACACTAAGACTAGGAAGAAAAATAGTAGGAAAGTGTATGATGGGTTCAACTTCAAACGCATTAGATAAAGGTGGAAACAATTTCAAAAAACTATACATCAATTCGGATATTGAAAAAAGAAATAGAAACGGACAAACATCTTCTGGACTCTATAGCTTGTTCATACCTATGGAGTGGAATTACGAAGGATTCATTGATGCTTATGGATTTCCTGTCTTCACTGGAGGTGAGAATACAGTCAAAGGAGTTGATGGTTATGACATTACAGGCGGAGTTATCGAACACTGGCAAAACGAAGTTGATGGATTAAAAGATGATTCAGATAGTTTAAATGAATATTATCGACAGTTCCCAAGAACTGAACAACATGCTTTTAGAGACGAAGCAAAAAACAGTCTATTTAATTTAACTAAAATATATCAACAAATAGATTTCAATGAAGAAATGGCTAATGAAAAAGTCGTGACTAAAGGTAGTTTTATTTGGGAGAACGGTGTAAAAGATACTAAAGTTTTTTTTATGCCAAATAAAGATGGTAGATTTTTAATATCATGGATACCTTCAGATAATTTGCAAAACAAAATAATTTTAAAAAACGGTTTAAAATGGCCTGCAAATGAACACGTTGGAGCTTTTGGTTGTGATAGCTATGACATATCAGGAACTGTTGATGGCAAAGGATCTAACGGATCACTACATGGTTTGACTAAGTTCTCTATGGAAGACGCACCACCTAATCATTTCTTTTTAGAATATATATCTAGGCCTCAAACAGCTGAAATATTTTTTGAAGATGTTTTAATGGCTTGCATATTTTATGGTATGCCTATACTTGCTGAAAATAATAAACCTAGATTATTATATTATTTTAAAAGAAGAGGGTACAGAGGCTTTTCTATTAATAGACCTGACAAAGTTTGGAATAAATTATCTACAACAGAAAAAGAAATTGGTGGAATACCTAATTCAAGTGAAGATATAAAGCAAGCTCACGCAGCTGCTATAGAAAGTTATATAGAAGAAAACATTGGATATTTAGAAGACAAGACTGGTGATATGTATTTTCAAAAAACACTAGAAGACTGGGCTGTTTTTGATATAAACAACAGGACTAAGCATGATGCGTCTATAAGTTCAGGTTTAGCTATTATGGCTTGTAACAAGAATAAATACAGACCTAATCCAAAAGTAATAAAAAGCAAGGTTAATCTAGGTATTAAAAAATACAATAACAAAGACATTATCTCTAAAATTAATAAATAAATGCAAATAACAACTTATAACGGCAGTTCTTTCCCTGATCAGGTGGTACCTGAAGAGGTTAAAGCTTCTATTGATTACGGCAGACAGGTTGGTAGAGCTATCGAAGGTGATTGGTTTTCCGGAACTAGAACTGGCGTGCAGGGTAGATATAACACTAATTATAATAATTTTAGAAATTTAAGACTGTATGCTAGAGGCGAACAATCTGTACAAAAATACAAAGATGAACTAGCTATAAACGGTGATTTATCTTATTTGAATTTAGACTGGAAACCTGTTCCAGTTATTCCTAAATTTGTAGATATTGTAGTAAACGGTATGGACAGCAAGCTTTACGAAGTAAAAGCCTTTGCACAAGATCCAACTTCTTTAAAACAAAGAACTAATTACGCCCAGACTATAATGCGAGACATGCAAGCCCAAGATCTTATAAATCAGATTAAAGATGTAACAGGCATGGATATGTATTCTACTTCAAATCCTCAAGATCTTCCTCAAAACAAAGAAGAGTTAGATGTTCATATGCAGTTAACGTACAAACAGTCTATAGAGATAGCGGAAGAAGAGGCTATAAATAACACATTAGATTTTAACAAATATGACTTAACTAAAAGAAGAATATGTGAAGACTTAGTTGTGTTAGGCATTGGTGCTGTTAAAACTAGCTTTAATTTATCTGAAGGCGTAACTATCAAGTATGTTGACCCAGCCTCACTGGTATACTCTTATACTCAAGATCCTAATTTTCAAGATTTGTGGTATGTAGGAGAAGTTAAATACATAAGTTTAAGCGAGCTTAAAAAAGAATTTCCAGCACTAACCGAAAAAGATTTAGAAACTATACAACAGTATCCAGGAAGTGCTAGTTATAATTATCAATTCAACGGTAGAAATGATGGAAATAGTATTGCTGTATTATACTTTGAATACAAAACTTATCAAGATCAAGTTTTTAAAATAAAAGAAACAGCTACAGGTTTAGAAAAAGCATTACAAAAACCAGACACTTTTAAACCACCTAAAAATGATAATTTTGATGTAGTTTCAAGATCCATAGAAGTTTTATATTCAGGAGCTAAAATACTAGGGCATGATATGATGTTAAAATGGGAAATAGCTAGAAATATGACTAGGCCTGATTCTAACTTAGTAAAAGTCAATATGAGCTACAGCATGTGTGCTCCTAAAATGTACAAAGGCCGTATAGAATCTTTAGTAAGTAGAATGACTGGTTTTGCTGACATGATACAATTAACTCATTTAAAGCTACAACAAGTCTTAGCTAGAACAGTGCCAGATGGTGTTTATCTTGATGTAGACGGCTTAGCAGAAGTAGACTTAGGTAATGGTACTAATTATAATCCAGCAGAAGCTTTAAATATGTATTTTCAAACTGGTAGTATATTAGGTAGGTCAATGACTCAAGATGGTGGAATGAACCCTGGAAAAGTACCTATACAAGAATTACAGTCAGGAAGTGGTGGTGCTAAAATGAATGCTTTAATACAAACTTACCAGTATTATTTACAAATGATAAGGGATGTTACGGGATTAAACGAGGCTAGAGATGGTAGTCAGCCTGATAAAAATTCTTTAGTTGGTTTACAAAAGTTAGCAGTAAACGCTTCAAACACAGCTACTAAACACATACTGCAAGCTAGTTTATATTTGTCAGCTAAAACCTGTGAAGATATAGCATTAAGAATATCTGATGCATTAGAATACCCTTTAACTAAAGAGGCTTTAAGATCTAGCATAAGTGCATACAACGTCGGTACATTAGAAGACATGTATAGATTAAACATGTTTGAATTTGGCATATACTTAGAGATGGTTCCAGATGAAGAAGAAAAACAAGTTTTAGAAAAAAACATACAAATAGCTTTACAGTCTCAGTCTATAAATTTAGAAGACGCTATAGAAATAAGAGAAGTAAGAAACCTTAAATTAGCTAATCAAGTTCTTAAAATAAAAAGAAGAAAGAAACAAGAACAAGATCAAGCAGCTTCTCAAGCTAATATTCAAGCTCAAGCAAACGCTAACGCAGAAGCTTCTGAAAGATCTGCTTTAGCAGAAATGCAAAAACAACAAGCTCTAGCTCAAACAACATTACAAATAGAACAAGGCAAATCAGAATTTGATATAAACAAAGCTAGACAAGAAGGCCAAATAAAAAGAGAGTTAATGCAAGCTCAATTTGAATTTGACAGACAGCTTAAACAAATGGAAATTGACAAATTAATTACCAGAGAAGAGGCTATAGAAGATAGAAAAGATAAAAGAGTAAGACTAGAAGGACAACAACAAAGTCAAATGATTTCACAAAGGCAGCAAGACGGATTACCAATTAATTTTGCTAGCGATGCTGCCGCTGCTGATGCAAGCGTAGAACAACTTTCACAAGACAATCAAGAAATGATGTCTAATGAACAACAACAAATAAGCTAAGCTTATATTATTAATTATTATATTATATTATGTCAGAAGAAGTAAAAGAAACAGCTGGCGGTGAGTTGACTCAGGGTGAGTTTAAAATAAAAAAATCACCTAAAAAATTAGTCAACCAAGATCCGGTAGCAAAAGTAGATTTAAGTAAACCTAAAAAAGTAATTGAAGAAACTATTACTAAGGTTGATTTAACAAAAGAAGAAATAAAAGAACCTGTTGAAGAAAAAGAAACTCCTATAATACAAGAGATTAAAGAAGAAGAAATAAAAGAAGAGGTTAAGGAAATAACTAAAGAATTAAAAGAAGCAGTAAGAGACGAAAAAGTAGTAGGAAGACAGTTACCCGAGAATGTAGAAAAACTAGTTTCTTTTATGGAAGAAACAGGTGGTAATGTTGAAGACTATGTTAGATTAAATACTGATTATTCTAAAGTTGACGATAATTCTCTACTAAGAGAATATTACAAAAATACTAAGCCACATCTTGATCATGAAGAAATATCTTTTATAATGGAAGATAGTTTTAAAATTGATGAAGATTTGGATGAAGAGCGAGATGTAAAGAAAAAGAAACTTGCCTTTAAAGAAGAAATTGCTAAAGCCAAAAACTTTTTGGAAGAAACCAAGAGTAAATATTACGACGAGATCAAGTTGAGACCGGGCGTAACTCAGGAACAACAAAAAGCTATGGACTTTTTCAATAGATACAACGAGAACAAAAAAATAGCCGCAGACAAGCACGAGCAATTTGTTAATACAACTAAAGAATATTTTACTAAGGATTTCAAAGGTTTTGAGTTTAACTTAGGAGATACTAAATTTAGTTATAATATTAACAACACTGAAGAGGTAATAGATCAACAGTCTGATTTGGAAAAATTCGTAGGGAAGTTCCTAAACGAAGAAGGAAGAATAGACGATCATAAAGGTTATCACAAAGCTTTATACGCTGCTAGAAATGCTGATACAATAGCTAAACATTTTTATGAACAAGGTAAATCCGACGGAATTAAAAATATAGTTAATAAATCAAAAAATATAGATACAGCTTCACGTCCACAAAACAATGAAGATTTATTTATAAATGGTTTTAAAGTAAAAGCAATTTCAGGTGTTGATAGTTCTAAGTTGAAAATAAAAACAAAAAATAACAAAAACTAAAAACTATATAAATGAGTTTACAAACAGGCGGGAGTTTTCCTGCATCTATAGTTCCTTCTCAAAAGAGAATGGCACTAGAAACTAATTTCCTAGAATTCAATACTGGATCTGGAAAGGATTTCGCACAACAATATCTACCTGAGCTTTACGAAGCAGAAGTAGAAAGATACGGAAACAGGACTTTGTCTGGTTTCTTGAGAATGGTAGGAGCTGAAATGCCTATGACTTCTGATCAAGTTATTTGGTCTGAACAAAATAGACTACATGTAGCTTATAAAGGTTTAGCCGCTCCAATATCACAATCTGCAGCTGGAAATACTGGTGGAACTGGTGTTGGTAACGATGTTACTATTACACCTTCTTTAGTTAACTCTGGAACACCTGGTGCTGATTTAGATAAGCATGCTATTAGAGCTAATCAAACTGTATTGATCTCTGATCAAGCTACTGGTTTAGTTACTGCTAAGTTATTAGTAATTAGTGTTACTGATACTACTATCGTATGTAGATTATACGGAACAAGTACTGTGCCTGCTGGATTACTTTTAACTAACAATGTAAACATATTTGTTTACGGTTCTGAGTTTAAAAAAGGTACAAATGGTATGGTTGGTTCTATTGAGCCAAGCTTTACTCAGTTCTCTAACAGACCTGTAATTATCAAAGATACTTACGAAATCAATGGTTCTGATACTGCTCAAATTGGGTGGGTTGAAGTTGCTACTGAAGACGGAACATCTGGATACTTATGGTATTTAAAAGCTGAGTCTGAAACTAGATTACGTTTTGAAGATTATCTTGAAATGCAAATGGTTGAAGGTGAAGATTCTAAAACTGTTGCAGGAGGTACTACAGCTTTGAGTTCTTTAAAATATGAAGGATCACAAGGTTTGTTTGCTGCTATCGAAGATAGAGGTAATGTATATTCTGGTTTTGCTGGAGCTGCTGCTCCTGGTTCTGGTGCTTTAGGTGATTTCGATGAAATCCTTAAAAACCTAGACAAGCAAGGTGCTATTGAAGAAAATATGTTATTCTTATCTAGATCTACATCTCTTGATTTTGATGACATGATAGCCGCTATGGCTGGTGGAGGTTTTGCTTCTACCGCTTCTGCTTCTTATGGTCTTTTTGACAACGAAGCTGAAATGGCATTAAACTTTGGATTTTCAGGATTTAGAAGAGGTTCTTATGATTTTTATAAGACTGACTGGAAATATCTAAATGATGCATCTACAAGGGGATTAGACAAAGAGATTGATGGTGTTTTAGTTCCTGCTGGAACTTCTACAGTATACGATCAAATGTTAGGATCTAACATTAGACGTCCTTTCTTACATGTAAGATACAGAGCTTCTGAAACTGAAGATAGAAGATTTAAAAACTGGATCACTGGATCCGTTGGCGGAGCTTATACTTCTGATTTAGATGCTATGACTGTAAACTTCTTATCTGAAAGATGTTTAGTAACACAAGCTGCAAACAATTTCGTATTGTTTAAAGGAGCTTAATTATTATATAATGAGAGTGGCTCTCGTCACTCTCTTTATTAATCTTTTAAATAATAAGAATTATGCAAAGTTTTATAAAAGTAAAATACAATGCTTTAGCAGCTGCTGGGGATATTCAAACATTCTTGACATTAAATGTTGAGAATGCTTATAGAGTAGACGTAATTGCTGGTAATGCACGTATTTATTATAACATACCTTCGAGCTCTGGCAATGTATGGAGCGTTGATATGGATTTTTCTGGTACTTTAGTAGCCGCTGACGTTACTCAACTAGAAAATCTTATAACTTCGGTCCAACAAGAACCTTTGGCGATTGAAACATTTTTACCACAAACTGATAATGACTTCTATTTAACTGCTTTTGCTGTTAATGAAGCTGTTTATCCATCTTAATATATAGATTATGGCAAATATGAAAATAAAATTAGTTACTGGATTAGCACCTTTGAAAACTGGTGCAACATTAGCTATTGGAACAAACAGTACTGATGCTACTAATGGTACAATTACTGCTTCAACTGCAAGCTCTTCATCTGGCGCTGGCTCTGGAGGTACGTTTACTTTAGTTACATCAGGTGGTGCTCTTGCTAGTTGCACAGTGGTAGCTGGAGGTGATAGTTATGCTAATGGTGATACTGTAACTTTTAATGCAAGTATTGTTGGTGGATCTACTGATGTAGTGTTTCAAATAGCTACAGCAGATCTAGACATCGATGGTGATTTAGGTAGTCAAGCTATAGTACCAGTGGATGACATATACTGTGTTATACCTGCAGCTAACGGTGATACTGTTAGTTTAGAACAATTACAAGTTGAACACAATAGAAAATGGTTATTAACACTAAACGGTGGAGGCACAGGTAACTATGCCGCTATTGCTAGTGCTGTTAATAATTGCGTAGTCGCTTCTCAGAGAGATCCTTTATCAATGCCTGTTTTAGGTGGTGATAATTTTACTCTTCCTGATGGAGTTACTATTTCAAAAGTTGAATTAAGCTAAAACAATAATAAGGCCCTATTTAGGTAGGGTCTTTTTTAATTATTATATTATATTATATTATGGAAACAAAAGAAAAGAAAAAGCCTGCGGCTAAAGCCCCAGCAACTCCTGAAGTAAAAAAAGATACTTGGGAATATAAAGATAGAAATTACTATCTTTTAGGAAATAGAAATCCTCTAACATACACATTACCGAGTAGACACAACACTAGATACCCTTTAGTTAAGTTTGATGAAGAAGTAGGTTATGAGAGAGAATTAAGATATGCTACTAATCAAAAAAGCATTTTTGTAGACGAGCAAGAAGGACAAATAACCTTAAAACATATCGTGTTTGAAAATGGTCATTTGATGGTACCTAAAGAAAAAAGAAATTTACAAGAGTTCTTAAACAAGCATCCTCACAAAGATTTAATATATTGTGAATACGATCAAGTTGAAGAAGCTATAGACGAAGTTGAAGATTTAGAATTAGAATTAATAGCTATGAATGCTGCTATGGATATGGATGTTGATTTTGCAGAAGCTATATTAAGAGTTGAAGTAGGATCAAGCGTTAGTGATTTATCTTCTAAAGAATTAAAAAGAGATTTATTGTTATTAGCTAGAAAAAATCCAAGTTTATTTATAGAACTTGCTAATGATGATAATGTTCAACTTAGAAACTTTGCTATTGTAGCAACAGAAGCTAACATAATAAAGCTTTCTGCAGATAGTAGAACATTTACTTGGGCTAGTAATGGCCGTAAGTTAATGAATGTTCCTTTTGATGAAAACCCGTATTCAGCAATGGCTGCGTGGTTTAAGACAGACGAAGGGCTTGAAGTTTACAAGTCTATAGAGAAAAAGACAAAATAACAAGTGATTATAAATAAGGGTGGTTAACGCCACCCTTTTTTTTTAAAAATATTAAAATGGCAATAAACGTAAATACGGTATATACAACAGTA